TACATCTTCGCTAAATGCATTATTAAATGCATTTTCACTTATATCTGTTACTGTGGCTGGAATAGTAATTTTTTCAATATGACTACAATCCAAAAATGCTTCACTACCAATACTCGTATGATGTTCTATATTTACATATTTAATGCTTGTATTTGATGTTAATCCGCTATTTGAAACATCGGTCTTTGTTAACGGTCCTCCATTTTGAAAAATAATTGTATCATCATTGCTTGCATCAATAGTAGTAATCTTAAAAGAAGGAAGAATATTTACTTCCATGAATTTACCTCTAAATTGTGTTGTAATGGGAAAAAACATTTGATTATTATTCTTAAAACCAAAATTTCCATTATTAAATGCATATTCTGTAATATAAATATTTGCAATACCCGACAACTTGAAAGCGTTAGTACCGATAGTTTTAACGGAGTCGGGGATCAACACGTTTGTCAAGCTGGTGCAGCCTTGGAAAGCGTAATCACCGATACTCGTAACGAAGCTGGGAAGAGTATTTATACCATCAAAATGATTTATAGAAGACAAATCGGAACATTTATAAAAAGCTTTACTACCGATAGTCTTCACGTTGTTACCAAGTGTAACGGTTTTCAAGCTAGAGCAGTTTTGGAAAGCACTATCACTGATACTCTCAACTAAGTCGGGGATCGACGCATTTTCCAAGCCGGAGCAGTCATAGAAAGCGTAATCACCGATACTCTCAACCAAGTTAGGTATCGACACGTTTGTCAAGCTGGAGCAGCCTTGGAAAGCTCTATCACCGATACTCGTAACGAAGCGGGGAAGAGTATTTATACCAAAAAATTGATTGATAGAAGATAAGCTGGAACAGCCTCGGAAAGCTTCACTATCGATACTTAATACGGAGTCGGGGATCGACAAATTTACCAAGCCGGAGCATTGATAGAAAGCGCTAGCACCGATACTCGCAACCGAGTCAGGTATCGACATATTTTCCAAGCTGGAGCAGCCTTGGAAAGCTCTATCACCGATACTCGTAACGAAGCGGGGAAGAGTATTTATACCATCAAAATGATTTATAGAAGATAAGCTGGAGCAGCCTTGGAAAGCTTCACTATCGATACTCGTCACGTTGTCGCCAATTGTAACGATTGTCATGCTGGGGCAGTAAGAGAAAGCGTTAGTACCGATACTCTTAATGGACTCACCAATCGACACCTCTACCAAATTCCGGTATAAATGGAAAGCGCTATCACCGATACTCGAATAATCGTTTATAGTCACCTTATAGTTTGTAGCCGTATTTGTTGCTAAGACACTAATTGAAATAATGTCCCTTGTTAACACTCCAGAAGAGCCTTCAATAGTTATTTTGTCAGTTGTACCAGTTGTACCAGTTGTACCAGTTGTACCAGTTGTACCAGTTGTATCAGTTGTACCAATATCGCGTAAACCCATCGTAATGTCTACACTTACGTTTTTGCTAGATTCAGATTTTTTTAAAACCATTTTCCTGCCTCTAAAAATTATTTCTTTTCCAATATCGGCGTATTTTAAACCAAATTTTCCAACAGTAATTGCATTCTCTGTAAAATAAATATTTTCAATACCCGAATTGTAGAAAGCCGCTTTATCGATAGTCGTCACGTTGTCGGGGATCGTAACAGTTGTCAACTTGGAGCAATTAAAGAAAGCCGCTTGACCGATACGCTTAACGGATTTACCAATCGTAACAGTTGTCAAGCTGGTGCATCCTGTGAAAGCGTAAAAACCGATACTTAACACAGAGACGGGGATCGTAACAGTTGTCAAGCTGGTGCAAACTTCGAAAGCCCCATTACCGATACGTTTAACGGATTTACCAATCGTCACGTCTGTCAAGTTGTAGCATTTATAGAAAGCCTTTTCACCGATAGTTAACACGGAATCACCGATCGTCACTTTTGTCAAGTTGGAGCAGTCTCGGAAAGCGCTACTGCTGATACTCGTTACGGAGTCGGGGATCGACACATTTACCAAGCCGGTGCAATCTTCGAAAGCGCTATCGCCGATACTCGTCACGGAGTCGGGGATAGTCACGGAGTCGGGGATAGTCACGGAGTCACCGATCGACATGGTTTTTAAGCTGGTGCAGCCTCGGAAAGCCTTATCACCGATACTTAACACGGAGTTGCCGATCGACACATTTTCCAATTTGATGCAGTTAAAGAAAGCGCGATCGCCGATACTCTTAACGGAGTTACCAATTGTAACGGTTGTCAATTTCAAGCACCCATAGAACATATCATTACTAAATATCACATTTTCAGATATATTTATGCTAAACTTAGTAAGGTAATCATCGTTCGCAAAAGCACTAACAAGAAATGTATATGAAGAATTCACAATAGTATAAAAGCTAGTATAAGGTCCATTATTTTTATTGGTGTTAGTAATTGCTATATTAGTTAAGTTTTTTTTGTTTATACTTCTTCGGACACTACTCTTAGTATCATCAGAAGTCGCACATCCATTTAATAAAAAAAGAGGCGCAAAGAAGTAGATATACAAAAACATGTAAACATCTTCTAAAGAAAATTCTAACATATATATATATTATATAATAACATATATAATAATATAGTATAATAGTATAATAGTATAATATGCAGTTAAATAAACTAAAGGAACTAGATATATTGGTTTTTAGAGAAAAAAACAAAAATTACGAATAAACATAGAGAAATTAAAGGCGAAATATTTGTAAAAACATATTTTATCATCGAATTTGGGAAAATGCATAAGTGTAAAAATGGGTTTCCTGAATTTCGGACACCAAACAGTACGTTTTCTATGTAGGTATTTTTTTCTTCATGTTGTGAAATTATTATAAAATATTGGATAATTCATGTAGTATGATGAAGGTACTATACTACATATGAAGGAAGTGTTTTGGAAGCAAAAAAACTAGTTGTCACTAGAGAGAAGAAGGAAAATCGTTTTTTTTTATTTTTCCAAATTCATTTTTGAAAATTGAAAATTACACAAGAATTATTGTGTGTTTTTTTGAAAATCCAAAATAGAATTGAAAAAACACGAAAAAAGTGAATGTTACTTTAATGGTCTAAATGCAGAATTTTTAATTATAATTTTGTTATTGTAAAAAAAATTTTTAATTAGCGAATATTTAGAGGAATTAAAATGTAACCATAGGGTAGGTTACAATGGGTGACAGTTTAATGCCAAATAATGCTAATAAATATTATTGTGAAATATGTCACTTTACGTGTAACAAAATGAGTAATTGGAAAACACATATAACAACACGTAAACATGCAACTGGTAACAATATGGTTACAGATGGTTACAAAATAATGCCAAAAAATACCACTACATATGATTGTAGCATATGTGGAAAAAAATATAAACATCGTCAAGGGTTATCTAGACATAAAAAAACATGCACTATAAATTCCGAAAAAATAAAAAATACGAATAATGTTGATGAAGAAGTCATTAGTATATCCAGTATTGATAAAGCTGATATAACACAAAAATTAATTGATCTGATTGTTACTAAAAATCAAGATTTTATGAAAGAATTAGTTACGAATATTAGTGTTTCCAATAAAGATGTTATGGAGAAAATGATTGAAATGATACCTCATATCAAAGGAAACGCAGAACATAGTTATAATAACACGAATAGCCATAATACGAATAATTTTAATATTCAAATGTTTTTGAATGAAAAATGTAAAAATGCTATGAATATTACTGATTTTATTGAATCATTACCTGTTACTGCAGAAACTTTTGATAATACAATAGAAAATGGCCTGACAAAAAGTATTACAACGATGATTACCAATGGATTAAATAATATGGATGTGCTAGACCGTCCGATTCATTGTACTGATGTAAATAGAAAAACATTGTATGTTAAGGATAATGATACTTGGGAAAAAGACAATGAAATGAAATGTTTACTAGATGGTATCAAGGATCTATCTATAAAACAACGTGTAAACATAAGTAAATGGCATGATGCAAATGAAGGATGGGAAACGAATGCAAATCTACAAACAAGACTTTCTACTTTGGTATTTCATACAATGGAAGATATCGAAAACAATGATAAAGAAATAGGAAAAATAATACGCGCAGTTAGTAAAAATACATACTTGAGTAATGAAGTAAAAGAACAATACAAATAAAATATTATTGTAAAAAAAATAGTTACCCAGTTAGTGGATAACTATTTTTTATTTAGGTAAAATGTAAGTTAGTTATGTTTTTGTTTTTGTTTTTGATTTTGTTTTTTGTTAGTGTTAGTGTTGAATATTTTTATGCCTTTTTCTTGACAACTTTCTTGACGACCTTCTTTTTAACAGGTTCAGCTTCTTCGACTGCTGCAGCTACTTCTTCTTGAACGTCATCATCATCACTGTCTTCAACTTGAGTAGATGCCTGAGCTTCGTCGTCTTCATCTTCACTTTCGACTTCGTCATTAGTAGTGGCTTGTTTAGACATGCGTTCTTTGTCTTCGCTAGACAATTCAATGTGACATTTTCCGCGAATAGTAGCCTTTGGCTTAACAACACCTTGTAGAAGTTTCCAAGTAACGCCAAATTTTCCATTGGCAAACCACATACCACCACATAGAAGAATAACTGCTACGTGTGAACCCTTAGAAATGAGATCTTTGGGAGTGATATTGGATCCAGTTGGGTCGGGAAAGATAGATGTTTGATCGACATCATACAATTCTGTTTTCCATTCTCCTTCCCAGAAAGGGATCTTTACTTTGAGAGTAGGGGCGCGATCAGTATCAGGCTCGCCTGAATTCTTATCTCTAGGATACTTTAGCATAGGAGTCCATAGAGCATCTACTGCATCTTCGCTCATCTTTGCCTTTCCGAACCATTCCTTAGAATTTGTAATAGCATCAGTTTTTAGTTTTTTCTCAAAGTCGATCATATTATTCATAAAATTAGTAGTATCTTCCTTTGAATATTCTTCACTAGGAAATTGAAGAGCCATATCGTAAGTGGTTTTACCACTCTTATCGTCGATATATTCATTAATACCCCATGTTAACATGAGAGGAGTAGAAATGTATGTAGCTGTATTAGCACCAGCATTTAGGATACCAACACTCTTTCCACCTCTGGCATCAACCTTAGGTTTGGAGTATTTAATATCACTGCTGGGGGTAAAATTTGCGCCTGAAAGAATAGTCTTAGAACTCATTGCCATCTCTATATTTAATTTATATAAATGACAATTCTTTAAATCAATTTTTTTTATATAAAAAAGAAATTAAAATAAAATGATTAATGTAGGTATTTTATTTTTAATTTTTATTGGATCAATTTTACGTAGTATGAATAAAATTACGCTTGAATCGATATTATTGCACTTCTGAAAAATGTTGCAAAACATTTGTAAATCCATTTACAATATAGGTTTGGTCTAGTATAGAGAAAATATAGAGAAAATATAAAAATAGATATTAAATATATCTATATATTAGTAAGTAATATGTCAAGCGCGAAGAACTTAACACCTACGTCTTATTTAAAGAAAAAAATATATGAAAAGGTATCCGGCCAAAAGAGAAGAGGAAAAAAAATGACTGACGACGATTTTCAAGTGTTGAAAATGTGTGATTATGAAGAATTAATCAATAGGCAATACAAAATATCACATTTGAAAGAAATGTGCGAATTTTACAAATTAAAAAAGAGTGGTAATAAACCTGAATTAATAGACAGATTATATAATTTTTTAAAATTTTCTCTCTATGCTATAACAATTCAAAGTACATTGAGAGGGTATTTTGCGAGATGTTATATGAAATTAACTGGTCCAGCAATGAAAAATAGAAAATTGTGTATAAACGATAGCGATTTTGCTACTTTAGATCCATTAGAGGAAATTCCATACAACCAATTTTTCAGTTTTACCGACAACGAAAACAATATTTATGGTTGTGATATTATGTCGCTACATGGATTGATTTATAAAAAATCAAAATACGATATAATACATAATAAAAAGGTACCATTAAATCCATATAATAGAGAACCAGTTACTAACGAATTAATTAATAATTTCTCTCAGTATATGCGATTAGCAAAAGTAAATAAGATCGAGCACGTGCTGGAAGACGAACCATTAGATGTAAATCCTGAAAAACAATTGGAATTAAAAATATTGAATTTATTTCAATATATTAACGAATTGGGTAATTATGCGAATAGTACATGGTTTAACAATTTATCAAGACATAGATTAGTATTATTTATTAGAGAGATGTATGATATTTGGAATTATAGAGCACAATTAACACCACAAGTGATGAGAGAAATCGTACCACCACATGGAAACCCATTTTTAGGATTAAATTTACATTTAGCTCAAAATCAAACAGATAGTATGTTAAAAAGAAATGCTGTCAAAATAATGGATTATTTAGTTAATTCAGGACATACAACCGATAATAGATCATTGGGTGCATACTATGTATTGGCAGCATTAACTTTAGTAAGCGAAGATGCTAGAAATGCATTACCTTGGTTGTTTCAATCAGTATCACATTCATAAATATTAAATTTTGTAAATACATGATACATTATTATGTAAATTATTGAAAGATTATATGTATATTTAGGAAAATATATAAATAATCTAGAATATTATACTGTAAATCATGTCGCATTCAAAATAAATATATCATGTAATTCGTAAAAAATTAAATATATTTTTAGTAATAAAAAAAAATATATTTAATGTATAATCCTTATTGATTATCATGTTAATAAATATATAATAATATATAAAGTGTAAAAAGACTTAAAAGGATAAGACTTATTAGTGTATAAATGGCAAAAGCAAAGACAACCACACCTAAAACCACAACAACCAAAACCGCTAAAAAAGAAGATGCTACTCCTGCACCTGTAGAAGTTGCGCCCGTAGAAACCGCACCCGCGACAGAAACTGCTGTTACTGAGCCAGTTTCTACTGTATTCGACCAATTTACTGAGTTCATGGGTAGACTTCAATCAGTAAGCGCACAAATGTCATCTCTTCGCACCGAGTTCCGTTCTCTAGAGCGTCAAGTAACTCGTGACCTAAAGGCTGCTGCCAAAGCCAGTCAAAAACGCAAGAGAAAAACTGGAAACCGTGCTCCCTCTGGATTTGTGAAACCCACCCTTATTTCCAACGAACTTGCTTCCTTTCTTGGAAAGCCCGAGGGTACCGAAATGGCCCGCACTGAAGTAACCCGCGAGATCAACAGTTACATTCGCGAGCACAAGCTCCAAGATAAGGACAACGGTCGCAAAATCATCCCCGACAAGAAACTTACCAGTCTTCTTAAAATCAAAAAGGGCGAGGAACTAACCTACTTCAATCTTCAAAAATACATGTCACCTCACTTCGCAAAAGCTTCTGACAAAGTAGCTGCTATCTAATCGATAGAGAAATAACAAACAAAAACAAAAATACATATAACAAAAATACATATAACAAACAAAAATACATATAACAAACAAGTAAACTCCACAAAAATGCAAATATAAATTTATATTTGCATTTTTCAATACCGAATAATTCTAATACTTATTTTAGTCACAACGTCAGAAATGAAAATATTATCTAACAGAAGAAGAAATCTTCCTTTTTCATAATGTCTTTCAGACATTCGTAGTTAATAGGACCATTAACTATTTTAATCTTATCGTATTGTTTATACTCTTGCATATTTTCTAGTGAAAATAGTAGATGAATTTCATATAATTCACATATATTTGAAACATAATCTGTATTTTTTTCTAACCATTCATAGAATGATTCTTTATTGGATAGATTATCTGCCTTTTTATATTTTTTAAATAATTTCAATGTTTTTATTAAATTATTATTAGTATCTATGTTATAATCTGTACCGGATATTATACAAATACTTTTAAACTCATCGTATGATAATGTAACTTCATGTAGTATCTTTTTTAAATCATATAGAACGACATTTTTTTTTAGCAAACTTAAGTATCGCAATACACGATTACATCCGTACACAAATAAGTCCATATCTTCACTAAGACACGCATACACCTTATTTTTATTCACTAATTTTGCACATAGCTTATCTGCTTCACCTGGTGCATCAATATATGAAACTCCGTATGATTGAATTAATAACTTTACACTAGCAATGTCATTATGGTGAATTTTAATAAATAATTTTTTTAAACAATCTAAATTTTCTAGTAAATCTTTTTTGTCTTCTTCGTCACTATTTTTTAAAGTTTCTTGTAGTAGTTTATATTTATTTTCGGCTTCTTTTTTTTCTTCTTTTCTCAGCTTCAACAATTCCTCCTTTTCTTTGGGTGGTTTACCATCAAATACGAATAATGGAATAATATTATGCTCTCTGAAAATAGAAATCATCAAGTAAAAGTTTTCCAATAATGCATTTTCACCCATATAACGATATAGGTATATACTCGCATCAATAGCTATTTTTTTACCAGAAAGGTCACTCAAGTTAATTTGTTTAATACCTTCATTACAATTAGATTGTAAATATCCATTCAAATAGCGAATTCCCATAGTTGATAAATAGTGTATATTAGATAATTATTATACAATATTTATATTCAATTTTATTATGTAACATGACATAATTGAGTGTTTACAATAAGACGTTTTTCATTTCGATAGATGTCATGCGGATGTTAACATGTTTACTATTATCGTGTTTACTATTATCGTGTTTACTATTATCGTGTTTACTATTATGTTGATTTTCTAAGAATAATTCAATATTCTTAATATTATTTTTAACATATTTATTATTATAACAAGATGATATAAATTCAATATAGTTATCAATATTTTTAGGAGTTTTTTTAAATTTAATAATCGAATTATTATTTTTGTCGCACCATGATAAAAAATCAATATAATTATTCATAATTAAAGATGTGATGATATAATAACTAAATACGGATGTTTTCTCTCTATATAAGTGATTGCATGACGTAATACAATCATTTGATTTGTGTTGTATCATGTGAAAAGTAAGGTTCATAAAGTCAAGAATTTTTATAGCTTGATAGAGAGAAAATCCAGCTTCAAATTTCATATTATTTTTAAACACCGAATTAAAATATGTGAAATTATTGCGGTATTTATTATCTAATGAAAAATAACTATACATCATAGTATATATAATACGACCCCATGTTTCACAATAACTTTCATATAGATTATATTCAATATTAACATTATATAAACCACGTAATTTTTTATCAATGGAATATATATTCATATCTGAAAAATCTAATCCAAAGTTATGAAATGTTTCATGTATAAAAACTTTAAACCATTCTTCTTTTCTATATAATACTATTTCAGTTGTTTTTTTACAACCACTTGTATATCCACTATTTACATGTTCACTGTCAAACATGGTTAATTGGTTAGTTGGTAATAATTTTTCGAATGGTGTAAAATATACATATAACGTAAGATCTTTGGAACAATCGCTGCTAGAATATATGTCTAATATATAGACCCACATGTATACCATGTGAATATATTTACTTAGTAAAAATACAAGATTTTTATCTAATTCTTCAAACAGTGTAAAATATACATTAACGTTTCTATTTTTTATTTTACAATGAAAATGTAAATAATATAGTGAATTATCTTGAATATAATTAAAAATATGTTCTGGGAAAAAGTGTTTATCATGTACCTCGGCTGTAGGTATTTGTGATATTAAATTAATTTTTTGTAATACATAATTAAAACATTTCCCTTGCTTTTTTGTTGACACGTATTTATTGGCATCTACTATGTTATTAAATAAATTACGAATGATATTATCACTGCTATTACTGTCTAAGTAATCGTATGGATAAGATACATCAATCGACTTGTCCTTTATTTTACTACTAGTTTTATTGTTAGTTTTATTGTTAGTTTTATTGTTAGTTTTATTGTTAGTTTTATTGGTAGTTTTATTATCTGTTTTATTATCTGTTTTATTATCAGTTTTATTATCTATTTCATCATGTTTATCGTTGTTCGATGAAGTATTTATAGATTCCATAATAGTAATATATAAATACGTTTATTTTTATTTACTTTTCAGTAATACTATCTAAAATTACAGTTGATTTCTTACTAACATTAATATATTGGCTAGTTCAGGTTCGTTGCCTCGTTTATAATGTAATAATTTGGCAGGTTTGGTTCGTTTAAGCATTTCTTTTAGACCCGTTTTATCTTGTGTAAATTTCGCATGAATGCCTTTTTCCAATATAGATTCATTATTACCGCTGTAAAATTCTGGATCGATTGTAATATCTTTGTCCCGAAGCAAATTTGTTTTATGTTTCCCACTTTTAGATCCAGCAGCCTTGGCAAGTTCTACATCATTCGCAATTTTAGAATCACTACCTAGAGAGAAAAGAAGATAAAATTCTTTATTCGTTTTTTTAAATTTATTTGCCTGATAATAATGTTCTACGGATTTCCATTTGTGACCGTCTAACTCAAATATAGATTCATATTCATTAGACAATTTTCTTCTCCAATCTTTAATTTCACTTAACTGAGAGAAATCTTTTATTTTTTCGATTGGTATTTTTTCACCATTTCCTTTTCCAGGAAGAGGTTTACTGTTTGATTTTGCATAAAATTGAAAAACAATATTATTCTCATATAATGAGTTAGTATTATCATTATCATTATTAGTATTTTCGATAGAGCCATATGGTTCTTCAATACCAATATTTGTATTAAACGTGTTGAACTGAGGAATTATTTTATAAGGACCGGATGTTCCTTGTAGACAATTTTTAGCAACATCTAATTTAACAGAATAGGGTATCTCGCTAAAATTAAAAATTTTATGGTATTTATACATAATTAGTTTGTAATGATTTCCAGTGTAATCTAATAAAATATAATACACAGGTTCAAACACACCTTTTTCTTCTAAAACAGTATCATTTAATTGTCCGCATTGTAAAACGTTATCTGTGTCCCCTTCGTTCCATGATTCGCTAGAAAATATGATTAATTTAATGTTTAATATACGTTCTAATGTTGAAATGGCCCAAGTATCGGCCCAGAAATCACATGTTTTGATAATTTTTTTAAAATCATCAATAGAATCGACTTTTTTCATAAATTTAAAATCATTTAAAAGTGTTTTGGATATTTTTAAATCGGATTTTAATTGTTTATATTTTGTTGCAACTTCCTTTGCACGTTCTACAATACCCTCTTGTTCTTTTCTCTCTTTGGAATTTTTCAATCTATCGCGCAACTCATTATTTAGTTTGCTTAATTCTTTCATTTCCGTATCAGTAGTATGTATTTCTTGTACGTACATATTATATAGTTCCTTGTAATTTTGAAATATTTCGTCACTTACTTCGTTAGAAAGTTTATTTCTTAACTCTAATACAGTAACGTCTTTATCAATAGATTTTAATGAATCGCGTATTACTGCAAATAAGCAATCACCACCTCCTTCATTATCTAAAAGTTGATATTCGTTGCTCTTTAAAAAATCTTGAATCCATGGTTCACCTTTTATCTTTTTGTAATTTTGCATTTCTGATTCTGCTACTTCTTCGGTTTGCGTTGGAAGTGGACTTGATTCGTCATCACTATTGGCATCGCCATCGGTATCGCTATCAGCATTGCCATCGCCATCGCCATCGCCATCGCTATCGCCATCGCTATCGCCATCGCTATCGCCATCACTATCGCCATCACTATCGCCATCACTATCGCCATCACTATCGCCATCACTAATATTTTCCTTTTCTTTACCAGTGATACGTGTATCGTGTAAATTAGTAGATTTTATAAGATTTTCGTTGACAAAACTATAAACAAGTGGTTCATCTATTTTATCTAAATCTATGTCGCCGTCATCGTCAATAATATTTGGTAAATCTGACGAAAGTATTTCATAAACTCCTATTTGACTAGAAACCTTTTCGTTGTCGACTAAATAAACCGGGTAATAAATAATATTATTTTCAATAAATGCATATTTTGCCTGTCCTATAGCTACTGTAATATATTTTCCTAAAACATTAATTTCGTACATAGTTGCATCATAGTCTTTATCTTCCGCATCTAATTTTTTAATTTCTGGATAATTAACATTGTTATTCAATATAGATTTCACCATTATAGATTAAATGTATAAATAAATATCTATTTATACATTTAAATTATTTTTGTTGTCATTGAAATATAATAAATCTATTAAAATATAATAAATCTATTAAAATAATTATCATTTTTAAGCTCATTAATATAATGCCATAACCGTTTTCGATTATAAACAATTGCAGAATTATCGGGGTTATTTTCAAATTGAATAATAAGCTCAATAATCCCATCTTTTTTTAACCTACCCTTTGGTATTTGGTAATAATTAGTAATATGATGTAACATTTTGATATTATAATTTTCATAATAGTCCATATGTTGTGCCATTAAATTATCACTGTCGAAATCATCATATTGTGTATAATAATTTGCATCGCTATTGTTTGTAAATTCTGGAAAAAAAGAGTCATTATTTAATAAACTATCTATTTTGATCTTTTCTTCGTTATTTGACGTGTATATAGTTTCATTCAACTCATAATTTAAATTTTCTTGTGACATAATTAGCTAAAAAAAATATTTTTATATTATTTTAGACCATTTACATATTTTCATAATTCCTGCTATGTTGTTATATCATTGGTAATTTATTCTACCTTATCATAAATATCCATATGCTTAAATTTACATTTGTGCGAAATACCAGGATTCAATACAGTATCTATTGTTTTAACAAGAATAATGTTATCATAAATATGTTTCCATTCTGGGGTAGATTTAAGAGTTAATTTATCGATATTCGTCAACATGATAAATAAATTTTCAGCCAATTCTTCTCCTTCGTTGCGTTTATCAACATTAGAAAGGAGATCTTTATGAATAATCATATTTTGAATATTGATGATATTATCCATGATTAATTGTAGCGGTACAACATCGTATTTGTATAGATTGGTTAAGAATAAACTCATAGATCTGCGTTTTTCATTAACAATATTCATTTCACAGAATTTATCATAGTTTTCATCAGGATCAACGAAAACCATATTTTCAAATATTTTCATAAATTCATCTATATTATTGTTTACAATAGTAGTAATGAAGCTGTATTTTGATTTGAGATCGCAACAAAATTTAGCATACACATTACTATTAAATTTGTTAGATGTAGCCATGTTAAATATAGCATAACCCATTTTGTTATTAGCCTCTAAATTATAGTCGTCGTTATTTGTAATATCTTCTAAAATACCATGAATTTTTTCTAGAATTTTATCATATGTTTTTTCAGTTAATTTATTAATAAGCGATCGAATGTTGTCAAGTTCTTTATCAATGCCTTCTTTTTTAGTAATTTCCGTTTTTTGAAAATTTCGAATCAATTCCCAATCCTCTGGTCTAACAATTTCATTCTCTCTCTTCTTTTTTTTGAATTTAGATTTGTCGTTATTTCCAAAATTAGGTGTTTTTACATAACTGGGGGCACTTACCTGATCTGTAATAGTATTAATGAGTTTAATTGTTTCTTCGGGTAACGTAATAGGATTATTTGTACTGGCCCATTTAATATTATCAAAATCAGATATGTTATAATAATACATATCGGTCATATTATATTCTATAAAGGTAATATATTTATTATTTTATATCAATTTTTTATAAAAATCTTCAAATGTGCAAATGTAAGTTATATGTTATTATCAAAAAATTAATAGTAAGAAAAATAACACTTAAACGTATTAAAATATAATCAGTAATGGATATAAAAGAAGTGTTTAATTGGAGTGATTTAAATTTAAAGGAAAATTTATTAAGAGGGATATATAGTTATGGCTTTGAAATACCAAGTCCGATCCAAAAAAAAGGCATATTGCCTGTAATATCTAAAAAAGATGTAATAGCACAATCGCAATCAGGAACTGGTAAAACGGGTGCGTTTACAGTTTCAACATTACAGTTAATTGACGAAACAAAAAGCGAAACACAGGCTATGATTATGTCACCTACAAGAGAATTAGCAATACAAATTCATAAAGTGATTAATAGTTTAGGTTCATTTATGGAAAATTTATCAACTGGGTTGGTTATTGGAGGTCAGTCGATGGATGAAGATATGAAAATGTTGGATAACAAACCACATGTTTTAATTGGTACACCTGGTAGAATTCATGATCTAATTAGAAGAAAAAAAATAAATACCAAGACTGTAAAATTACTAGTTCTAGATGAGGCAGATGAAATGTTGTCAGTTGGTTTCAAAGAACAAGTATATAATATTTTCCAATATTTAAATAACGAGATTCAAGTAGTGTTATTCAGTGCAACATTACCAAATGAAATACAATCGCTGACTGAGAAATTTATGCGTGATCCTGTCAAAATATTGGTAAAGACAGAAAGTATTACGTTAGAAGGTATAAGACAATATTATATTGCATTGGAAAATGACAATCAAAAATATGAAACATTAAAAGATCTATTTGAAAATATTTCAATTAGTCAGTGTATTATTTATTGCAATAGTATTAAGCGTGTTAGTGACTTGTGTGACGCGCTACAAAAAGATAATTTTCCAGTGGGGTGTATTCATAGTGGAATGGAAAAAGATGCGAGAAAATTAGCATACGATGAATTTATAGGTGGAAAAACCCGTGTATTAATATCATCTAATCTAACTGCTAGAGGAATTGACGTTCAACAAGTTAGTACTGTTATTAACTTTGATTTACCCAAAGACATTCATACGTACATTCACAGAATTGGTAGATCTGGGAGATGGGGTAGAAAAGGAATGGGAATTAATTTTATCACAAAATATGATATTAGAAAAATGAAAGAAATAGAACAATATTATGATACACAAATAAATGAATTGCCTGCATCGTTTTCAGAAACTAATGTATAAGTTACATACGTCAAAGAATTCGTTAATTCGTTAATTCGTTAATTACATAATAATGACAGTAATTAATGAGTACACCATTTGAATTACCAATATATTATTTAGAAAATAAAGAACCATTGGATGAAAACATAAAGACAGATTTAGAACTATTAGAAGTAAATCAAGATAGCGAATCTAGAAAGTCACTATTACAAACGGTAATGAATCCTCAATCTAAAATAGGAAATCAATATTTACATAAATTATGTGAATATTACACAGATGACAAATCATTTTTAAAAGAAACACAATCATTAATATCAGCATGGGAAAGCGACAAAGACGACCTAGTCAATGATGATAAAGTGGAATTATACGATAAATTTAGTAATTTATGGGAAACCATAAAAGCAGACGAAACCTTTATAGATCGTTATTATTACGTAGACGTTGATTTTTTTAAATTTTTAAATAATTCATCACCGTTCCTCCAATTACTTAGTTTGTATAATTTAATAAGTCCGATATTAAGCATTATATTACCTATTATTTTATTAATAGTACCTTTTTTTATGCTTAAATTCAATGGTGTAAAAATAACATTAGAAAGTTACTATAAAATATTAACAAACATTTTTTCAAAACATGCGTTAGGTAATATATTTTCCTTATTTGGAGATATATCATGGGAGAAACGCGCGTATGCATTAATGTCGGTAGCATTTTACTTGTTTTCAATATATCAAAATAGTTTAGTATGCTATAGGTTTTATAACAATTTTTATTCGATTCATAATGATCTATTTTTATTAAAAACTTATTTGGAAACTACAATAAAAAATATAAATAAAATAGAATTAGCGTGTGTGAATAATATTACCTACATGCAATTTATAGAAAGTTTACAAATTCATAAAAATAGATGCATCGAATTAAAAAATAAGTTAGATGGTATAAACCCATTCAATATATATGAATTAAGGAAAAAATCTCAAGAAATTGGGTATGTAATGAAATACTTTTATGAAATTCACACAAACGCTGATATAGAAGAAACCATAGAGTTTTCATTTGGATTTAATGCATATATAGAACATTTGGATGGGTTACATTATTTGCATAGCGAGAAAACAATAAATAAATGTAGATTTGGAAAAAAATTAAAGATGGAAAATGCAAAATATCCATACTTATTATTTAATGACTCAATATCCAATGATATTCATTTGAAAAAGAACATAATTATAACCGGACCAAATGCATCTGGTAAAACAACAATATTAAAAACAACCTTATTTAATTTATTTTTTTCTCAAACATGTGGTTTTGGATTTTATAGAAAGGCTATAATCAACCCTTACAATAAGATACATTGCTATTTAAATATACCTGATACGTCTGGGCGAGATAGTTTATTTCAAGCTGAAGCAAGGCGTTGTAAAGAAATAATAGATAGTTTAGAAGATAATAAAAGACATTTTTGCATATTTGATGAATTATTTTCGGGAACAAATCCCAACGAGGCGTGTGCTAGTTCTTTCGGATTTATAAAATATTTGATAAAGAGTAAAAATATAGACTTCATATTAACTACTCATTTATTGGATTTGTGTAAAAACTTAGATTCGTGTATTGAAAATAAATATATGAATGTAATTCAAAAAAATGATTTTGATTTTGAATATACATATAAATTGAGTAAAGGTATGTCAACAATAAAAGGGGGTTTAAAAGTCTTATGTGATTTATCATTTCCCAAGTCTATTTTAGAGATCTCTAATATATATTTGAAAAGTATTTAGTGCATGTTTTGAATATTCGTAAATACTTTTCGTTTATTTCATACATTATTAATATTGTAAATTAATAATAATGTATGAAGTATTAACTAATCCAAGTACACTTTTATGTTTAGGCGTAATTTTTCTATTGATATCATTGCTGTTTTTTTATTTCAAGCGAAGTATGTATTCTTTAGAAAAAGCTCAACTCGAACAGGCAAAAGTATTGCAAACATTTATTACCAATATGGAAATGTCCCAAGCATATAATAGAGAACAATATATAAATACAATACACAATCCTATTGTTGGTAGCAATTCATCAGAAATGGAACAACCTCAAAGAAAAGAATCTATAGAAAGTGAATTAATAGATGTGTCTGATGGGGAACGTGACGATGATAGTGATGATAGTGATGATAGTGATGATAGTGATGATAGTGATAGTGATGATAGTGATGATAGTGATGATGAATTATCAAATAATGCAATAAATTCTATGGAAATAGAAGAAATAGAGGAAATAGGCACAATAGATGTAGAAGAGGAACCTCTGAATATAAAAGTGATACAATTGGAAAATGATAACAATTTAGAAGAATCCTTAGAAATTCAGAATTTAGAAAATAGCGATGATGAAACAAGTGACGATAGTGATGACGATAGTGATGATAGTGATGATGATAGTGACAACTATGCGCACACAGATGGTCGCATGAATAGTAATGATGAATTTAATAAAACTATTCTCATTGTGAATGATAATGTCAACGATAATGACAATGACAATGACAATGACAATGACAGTGACAATGACAGTGACAATATATTAGAAGTAGATAATAATATTATTACATATGAAACAACAAAAGAAGAGCCATTTGAAATAGATAATGTAACAAATGAAACAAATGTAACAAATGAAACAAATGTAACAAATGAAACAAATGAAACAAATGAAACAAATGAAACAATAAAAACAAATTATAAATCATTAAACGTGCAAAGTTTACGACAAATCGCCGAAGACCAAGGGCTAATTGAAAAAGGCGAAAAGAAAAATAAAAAAGAATTAATGGAGTTATTACAGTAAAAAGAAGTGACAAAGTTATATGATATGCAAAACATGAGTAAAAATGTATTTTAGTATTTTCTCTCTAGTAATATATAAGTAATGAGTTGGGGAACTTGCTATTCTGGTTCAAACAATATACATTTTGATTTTCCTCCTATTATGAGTGATGGGAGGAATTTTTCGAAATGGCAGCCTGGTGCAAAAATAAATGAAGAATTAAGAAAAGAAAATAATATCAAATCGAATTGGCAATATAGAGAATATTTAACAAAAAATGCTGATTCTATTATTAGATCAAATCAAATAGAAGCATGTGACGAATCCTGTTATTGTCCGGTAAATGAAGGCAACAAGCAAGATACACCAAACAGTCCATTTTTATATAAATCCTGTGTGGAAAAATCTCAACCATATGGATACGAAGACAGTGATTTAAAAAATATGTATTTATCTTCTTACGAATTACAAAGTAGAATGATCGCGCCCATTTTAACACGAGAACAAATATTACAACAAAACGATTCTACTTCAAATTAAATTATTACTGGTGTAAAAGTCAGGTAAAAGTATTTAACAAAATAAGATATTAAATTGTTAATTATATCTAATAATATCATTACTATTAATGAAATTATTAAGTATTGATGTTGGAATAAAAAATCTAGCATTGTGTTTATTTAACGCTGAAAATAAAGAAAAATGTCATATATTAAAATGGGATGTAGTTAGTTTATGTAATGAAATAGTTACGCCATGTAATTGTGGGAAAAAAGCATTGTATAAATACAAAGACATATATTGTTGTAAAAAACACATATCTACTACTGGAAAAGAATTAATACCGAAAGAGTTAGAGTTATCCAAATTAAAGAAAATGAAAATAAAAGAATTAAGAAATATATTGAAAGAGTATAATTTTATATACGACGATAAGAAAAGTAAGATATTATTATTAGAATATATTGAACCAGTGATAAACGAAAAATATGTAATTCCATTTTCCAACAAAGTAAAAGCAACCGATCTATCATTAATAGATATTGGTATTAATTTAAAGCAAGTATTAGACAACTTATATAATCAACACAATAATCAACTTGATAATAAAATAGACATAGATTGTGTGATAATTGAAAATCAAATAAGTCCTATAGCAAACCGTATGAAAACATTACAGGGTATGATAGCACAGTACTTTATAATGAATAATGTAATAGATATTCATTTTATATCTGCATCTAATAAATTAAAGGATTATGTAGATTCAAAAAATACAACATACAACGAGAGAAAACACAAGGGTATTGAAATATGTGAGGAAATAATAATAAATAGCCAAGAATTTAGTAAACATTTAGATGTATTTATTAGTTCTAAAAAGAAGGACGATTTAGCTGATTGTTTTCTACAAGGTTTGTGGTATTTAAAAGATAAGAAATTAATAGTGGTGTAAAAATGCACTAGAGAATAATATATATTTAATGTGTTTGATTTAAAATTAATCTTTCTAATTAATTCATAATGGTTGACCCTGAAATAATTGATATTAATGATTTAGATAGTGGAAATACAATAAACATAAATAATTCAATGGACGATGTAAATATTGGTGGTAGTAGATCTTCTAATTTTGGTTCTGGAATAGAATTATTGATGAATGATAAAATGAAAAGTAGTAGTGGAAATGCATTGAGTAGTGATATTGATGTAGATGATTTAGATAATTTAGAAAACGAATTAAATGATTTAAGTGAACCTAAAAGAAGTATTAAAAGTGCAAGATCGGATATGTTTGGGGGATCTTTTAAAATAAATGAAGACCCGATTGAAGCCGACATAGATGATAATGTAAGTTTAGGCGACCCGATTAATTTAGGTGCATCTACTATCAATCAATCAGCAAACAATGATAAAAATACATGGGATGGATTCGGAAAATTTAATGATGTTCCAATTAATCCTGATGTAAACAAAGTACATATTGAGTCCAAGATGAGTAAAGAAGAAGCGTTAAAAGAAAAGTTTAAATATTTACAAAAGTTGGAAGAGTTAGATAGAAAAGGTGTAAAACTAACAAAAAAATACGACATGGAGTCAAATCTATTGGAAATGAAGGGGGAATACGAAACAATTATATCAGAAAAAGAACAAAAGAACTCTGTTAAGTTCCAAGGTAAAATGTTAATGGCATGCATTACTGGACTAGAATTTTTGAATAATCGTTTTGACCCATTTGATGTTAAATTAGATGGTTGGTCGGAACAAATCAATGAGAACATAGACGATTATGATGATATTTTTTCAGAATTGCACGAGAAATATAAGTCTAAAGCAACCATGGCTCCTGAATTAAAATTATTGTTTCAATTGGGAGGCAGTGCAATGATGGTCCATATGACAAACAGTATGTTTAAATCAGCTATGCCTGGTATGGATGATATTATGCGACAAAATCCCGATTTGATGCAACAATTTACAAGTGCTGCT